TTGACCATTTCATCAGACAGCATCGCCTCCATTAAAAACACAGATGGCAACGAGTGCATTCGGTATTCTTGTCTGACTTCGGGCATCAGTGTCTCCTCACCACAAATGACTGAAAACTATTATCGGCAATATAACTAATACTACCAATAACAATTCTACCATTTATGCGCTTGGGTCGTAGTCTTCTGCTTTCTTAATCGCAGCGTCAATCGCAGTGAAGTCTTCTGACCCCCAATCGCCCAACGCTTTCTGATAAGACATATATCCTGCCGTCCGCATGACCCGCTCTTTCTTCTCTGCTTTGGTCAGGTCGTTGCAGAAATCGTTAGAGTCATCCAACGTATTGTCAATCACGGAAATACTTCCGGTCATTGCTGCGAAAGCTTGTGCTTTATCTTCATCTGTTCTAGCTTCTGCCATTTTCTATCCTCCTGATTTGAGTTTATCTACTTCTGCTGAAAGTTCTTGGATTGCTTTAACTAAGATTGGTACGAACTTTTCATACTTCAATCCATAACTTTTTCCATCTGCTGAAACTCCAGAAACAAGGTTAGTTTCATCAGACATTTTATGACCTAAAGCTTCTTCTTGCTCGATCACTTTTTGAGCTAAAAATCCTACATCAAGTTGTGGCTTTTTGTGTGTGCCATCAGGAGTTACGTCATCAAGCGTCATGCTTTCGTTTTCTGGATCTAAATAATCTGATCTCTGATCCCACTTGTAAACTACAGGCTCAAGAGCCTTTACAAAATCTAATCCAGCAGTTAGATCAACGACATCTGTTTTGTCTCTTTGGTCTGAAGTAACTGTCGTCGCTACTCTTTGAAAAATATTAGCGGTGAGATTGTTGCCCAAACATAACTGATTATCTCCTGTAGTTATGTTGCCACTTGGAGAGGCAGATCTACCAGCATCATGCCCGATACATATGTTGTTATCTCCAGAGGTAACTCCAAAACCAGCAGCGTTTCCAATACCAACGTTGTTGTTACCGCTTGTAAGACCTCCTAAAGTTGAGTTGCCATATCCAGCGTTAGCATCACCTGTTATTGTTCCTGATCCACCAGATTCATAGCCAAAAAAACTATTAACGCCCCCAGTAGTCAAAGCGTCTCCAGCGAGAGCGCCAACAATAGTATTCTGTTGCCCCGTGGTAAGTAACTGAGCAGCGTGATACCCAATAGCAACATTGTTCATATCTGCTGCACTTGTGGCGTTTTGAGTAGCAAGAGCATCTTTACCTATGGCAACTGAACGGCTGCCTAGAGTGTCAGAACTCAAAGCTCCTTGACCCACCGCAACATTGTCATCTGCGTCAGTCAAAGCATCTCCAGCGAGTGATCCAATAATGACGTTGCGAAGACCCGTAGTGACATCATTACCAGCCTCATTACCAACGGCAACATTGTGACTGTTTGTCGCGGTGGTGAAGTTTTGTGCCGCTAAAGCCAATCTGCCGATAGCTACACTTACTGATCCTTGAGTATCTGCCCCTAAAGCTCCTGCTCCTACCACCACGTTATTGCTACCCGTGGTCAAAGCATCTGCTGAAAGACCACCAACAAAGGTGTTGTCAGTCCCAGTGGTCAGTGCAAACCCAGAATCGCCACCCACAGCAGTGTTGTAAGTATTTGAAGCAGTGGCGGGATTCATCGTTCCAAGAGCCAATCTACCTATGGCAATGTTCGCACTGCCTTGTTGGTTCGTTCCTAATGCATCCTTACCCACAGCAACGTTATTATTACCTGTTGTTAGCGCATCACCGGCCTCACTACCAATAAGAGTGTTACGAATCCCCGTGGTGACTGCTGCACCAACACCATGACCTACGGCAGTGTTATGTGAATCTGTCGCTGTAGAAAAGTTTTGAGATTGCAACGCACCTAAACCAATAGCTATTGATTTACTTCCCAAAGTATCTGCACTCAGGGCAGATTTTCCGATTGCTACATTCGCATCTGCATCTGTAAGAGCATCACCAGCAAGCCCGCCAACCAATACGTTATTAGTTCCTGTAGTGACTGACGTTCCAGCTTGATACCCAACCGCCACGTTTAAAGCTTCCGTAGCAGTCGTAAAGTTTTGTGCGGTGAGGGTCGCATCACCAAGGGCAACACTATATTTACCTTTAGTATCTGCCCCTAAAGAATCACGGCCCATCGCGGTGTTTCTTTCTCCTGTCGTTGAAGCATCTAATGAGCCATAGCCCACGGCAGTATTATGAAACCCCGTTGTCAGGCTTACCATCGCGTTTGACCCAACAGCCGTATTCAGATTATCTCCCGCTGAATTAAATGCAGTTAGCGCACCAAATCCAACGGCAGTGTTGTGGTCTGATGCTTGCATCGCATCTCCAGCTAAACCGCCAATCAACGTGTTGAATCGACCCGTGGTAATTGAAGCACCTACGTTATGTCCTATCGCAGTATTGTATGCTTGTGTAGAAGTAGTGAAGTTTTGTAGGGTCAAAGCATTATGACCTATGGCTACTGACCTATCACCTAAAGTATCTTCGCTTAAAGCACCGTATCCAATCGCCACGTTAAAATCACTGTCAGTAATAGAATCACCAGCGAGAGCACCCAAGAATGTGTTCTGAACACCAACAGTTATTGAGCCACCAGCATTATAACCAAGAGCTACGTTGTAGTTTTCTGTTGCAGTTGTAAAATTTTGACTTTGCAAAGCTCCGTAACCAAGAGCGGTAGCTCTCTCTCCCTTCGTATCCGCACCTAATGCGTTATAACCTATAGCATTGTTACGAGATCCTGTTGTCGAGGCATCGCCAGCTAGACCGCCCATCAAAACGTTTCGAGTTCCCGTGGTAAGTCCTGCACTCGCGCTGTAACCCATAGCTGTGTTGTAAGCATTAGTACTCGTGGTAATGTTTAAATTAGCTAAAGCAAATTCACCTACTGATGTATTTCTGTGCGATGCCGTGTTGAGGCTCAAAGATCCGTGACCAACCGATACGTTACTATTGCCAGTAGTGATAGCATCACCAACAAGAGCACCGACTAAAATGTTCTGTACCCCCGAAGTGATTGCAGCTCCTGCGCTAGAACCGATTGCTACGTTATAGTTTGTAGAATCATTGTTTTGTGCAGTTAGTGCGTTGAATCCAATAGCAACAGAATCTGTGCCAGTATCTTCTGCATCTAAAGCAGCATAACCAATGGCTACGTTGTTATCGCCCGTAGTCAGTGCCGTACCCGCTTCATCGCCCACGACCACATTAAAATTACCGCCCGATTGAATGCTGTTGCCAGCGTTGACCCCTGCGCGGAAGTTAGATGTGCCAGCGGATGCAGTGATAATATCTGCTCCGTCAGCGAAGGTTACGTCTGCTGCAAAGTTAGCGGCCCCGTCTACGTCAACCACATCTAGGTTTGCTGTCCCGTTGACATCAATAGAACCTTCAAGATCTATGTCGCCATTTACTGTGAGATCATCAGTTAAGGTCAGGTCATCTTCTACAGTAAGATCAACTACGTTTAGGTGAGCAAACGCATCAACCATCGCGGCACCCGAACCAGCACCGTCTGAGTAGATAGCCTTGGTCTGACCATTAGGTATCGTGATCTCTGCTCCAGAACCCTGTTTGATAATGATGTTTTGAGATCCGCTGGTTGCGTTCTCGATAAACCAGAGCTTGCTGACCGTGTTAGGGCCAATCGTGATTGTGCAAGCAGAGTCAAGTGTGCCTGTGTATTTAAGAAATATGCTTCTACCAGGATCAGCGGAACCGTCTGCAATGGTGGTGGTGTGGGTGTCAGCGTTTGTTGTTATCGCCTCTGTGCCAAAACCAAAGGCATCCGCAATTAACCCTAAATTTGTATTTGTGCTATCGCCCCAAGTTCCTGATTCATCTCCTGTGGCAATCTCTTTTAATCGTAAATCGTTTGTGTAAACAGCCATTCAGTTTTCCTCTAAGCTACATCTTCCCAATCTGGTGTTTGTGTGTCGCTCACACTCGACCAACTTGGTGATTGTGTGTCTGTTATATTACTCCAATCAGGTGTTTGTGCATCATCTATCAGACCCCATACTAACGCAAATCCGATTTGTCCCGTTCCACTAACTCCAACTGGTTGGACGTTTGTGTCTGGTTCGACAGCAACAACGCCAACCTGGCCAGAACCTTGTGTGCCTGTAACATCAATGTTCTGAGAAGTGCTGGTAGTGACTGTGCCAACCGCACTAGTCCCTGCCACGCCAGTAGGGGTAACCAGTGCAGCACCAGTAACGGATACCGAACCAACTGAACCAGTAGCACTAACGCCAGTAACAGAAGTGATGGCCCCAGCAGTAGCAGTGACACTACCCACACTATTAGTTGCTGACACACCTGTGGGAGTGACGTTAGCTTCACCCGTGACTGTAACGCTGCCAGCGGCTGAAGTGCCAGCAACACCAGTAGGACTGATGACCGCAGCGGCGGTAACAGAAACTGATCCCACAGATCCTGTTGCAGATACCCCGGTAACTGAGGTGGTCGCTTCGGCGCTGACCGATACAGACCCGATAGCACCCGTACCCGCGACACCAGTTGGCGTAACATTAGCTTCTGCCGAAACTGATACAGATCCAATAGACCCTGTTGCAGAAACTCCTGTAACCGTTGTAGTAGCGGCTGCTGCGACCGTGACTGATCCGACCGCAGACGTTCCAGCCACGCCTGTGACAGAGGTCGTTGCTGCGCCTGTGACTGTGACCGAGCCAATCGACCCAGTTGCAGATACACCTGTGACAGTGACTGGGACAGGTTCACCCCACGGACCATCGCCCCAAGCTCCTCTACCCCAGCCCGTAATGTCTGCCACATACTATCTCTAAGCTATGCGAATTATCGCGTTTGACGCATCCGCTGCTGGGAAAGTAATCGTAAAATCACCTGCCGTGCTAGTTTTATCTCCACCAAATGCCAACGCACAAACAGCTTTGTTAGATGCACTGCTATTATAAATTAGTGCTCCATTCGCTGTAATTGATGCACTGGAGAAGGTGAGATCGCTGAAATCACACAGTGCTGTGGTTCCAGAGGTGGTTGGCGTTACTGAAGTCAGGTTTGAACCCCCACTTGAGTATCCTGTGCCACTAACTTCGTTGGTTGTAGCAAATGCTGTGGTGCTTGCGCCCAAAGTTGCGCTGCTCGTGAACAATGCAAGCTTAAAAGTATTACCAGTTGTTGCAGTAAAGTTGTGTGTGCCAACAAGAATTTCCTGCTTGAAGGACGTACACATAGCTGTTGTTATAGCCATTACAGTCTCCTTAAAATGTTAGCCATTTCTGGTTGGCCTTGTTTCTCTAATTGTGCGATTAGAGTGGTTCTATCACTTTTTATCGCTTCTTTCATATAGTATGAAATCTGTTTTAAAACGTCTTCTTTAAACGCTTCTGCTTGTTGAGCAATCAACGGATGACAGTTACCACCAATACTAACTATCTTATTAGTTACCTGCTCTGCCCAATAATCTACATCATGTCCTTTCCACTGGGTGGTGGTTACACCAACCCTGCCAACCTCAACGCTTGGCTCTTCAACCATCATCTAGCTGCCCCTAGCAATATCATATCTGTATTCATCTCTAGCGCCATATCCCTCTCCAATCCTCTTGAGAGCGGCTACAGCACTAACGAACCTTTGCTCGTATGCAGGAACCTCTTCAGGTGATTTTAAGAATGTTGCAGCTTCTACTAGTGTTCCATATAACAATGCGTCTGGTGCATTGGTTGATAACCAGGTAGTACCGCTATCTGATCCTGCAGTTAGAGATGCGGGTCTGAACTTGTAATGTAATTCAAAATTGTAGTTTGAGTCTGGAGTTGGACCCAGGATAAACGTGTTGTCATCAAACAAAGCGTAATACTTTGGAGTGCCAGTGGTTGACTCATTAGGCGTATAGTCTCGAATGAAAGACACATGTTTGAAAAGCAGATAGCTATACACGCTGCTTGATATGACAGCCAAGCTATAAGATGCAAGAAAATCACTTGGTGTTGAAAGATATGTATTGCTTGCTGTGGCAGTTCCTGTGACGTTTTTTCTGAATACAGGAAGTTCTACGTTCTTGAGTATTCTCTCTTCTGCTTCTTGAATGAACGTAGTCAGCTGAGTATCGAATGTTGACTCAGATGTTTCACAGTAATCTTTTACGGCTGTTTTTAAACTGGCTAATGTAAAGCTCATGATATCACCACTGTTACTGTACCAACTTCTCCAGTTGCACCACTGGCCTTAAATGCAGAACCTATACTATCACCAGTTGTTGTGATCATTGCATTCGGGTTAATTGTTCTTACGACACCCTCTCCAGCAACAACTGAAGGTGGTAGTTGTGGTCTAGGATCTCTTATTGCTTCTGGATCAGCAGCGTATGGTACAGGGTCTATCTGTGGCGCTTTATGTTCGTAGCACTCTCTACAAACGAAAAGATTGTTCCATTCTTTTCTTAATTCTTTGTACTTGTATCTAAACCCACATCTGTCACATATAGCTAAAGAATACTTACCAGAAGCATAAGCCATTACGCACGCCTGTATGATCTAAGATTTGGAGCAATCATCAAAGATGCTCTGCTTTCATCCTGGTCAGCGGCTCGAGCAAACTCTTCTTCATACAAAGTTTTCAAGAGCTGAACCCTGTCAGGAGCTCTCTTCAAAGCTATGTAATAAGCCAAACCTGCACTCAAACAAGGATAGAATCTAAATGGCACATCTACCGTGTTAACACCAGCGTCTGCGTCTTCGATCCTAACCAACCTGTTTATGATTACCTGGTCC